ATCCGGGNGCTACTATGAAATGGGCTAAGGATAGACAGGCGAAGATTAAACACGAACGCAAGGTAGCCGAATCATAAGTCCTTCGGGGTAGCTTAGAGTTGGTCTTGTCTCCATAGGAGTTTAATAGTGGCACAACTTATTGATGAAGTAACGAGCGAGGTAGATGAAAATACACAACAGGAAGCGGTCTCGGAAGAGGTAGCCGTAGATGACACCCCAGAGCATTATCGCGGGAAGACTCCTTCCGAGTTGATCAAGATGCACCAAGAGGCAGAGTCTCGCATCGGTCAGCAAGGACAGGAAGTAGGTCAGCTAAGAAAAGTTGTAGATGATTTCATTCTTAATCAAAGCAAAGTCAACGAACCGGAACAGGCTGAAGAGATAGATTTCTTTGCTGAACCCGATAAAGCTGTTGATAGCAAAATTGCAAACCATCCAACCATTAAACAGTTGGAGCAATTGGGCAATCAAATGAAACAGAGTCAGACGCTTTCGGCTTTACAGCAGAAGCACCCTGACATCAAAGAAGTTGCTATGGACGCTAACTTTCAAAAGTGGGTTGTCGGTAGCAAGATTCGTTCAGAGTTATACGAGCGAGCAAACAACAAGTACGACTATGACGCAGCAGATGAATTGTTTTCTAGTTGGAAATCAACTCAAGACGTTGCACAACAGGCTGTAAGTGTTGAGCGCAAAGAACGTAAACAGGCTTTGAACGCAGCTTCAACGGGTGGTGCTAATGGAAGTTCAGAAGCACCAAGCAGAAAGATTTATCGCAGAAGCGACATTATTGAACTAATGCGAACCAACCCGAAACGCTACCAAGCTATGTCTAATGAGATATATCAGGCGTATCAGGAGGGTCGCGTAAAAAGCTAACCTTTGAGAGATTATTATGACTGATTCAACCTATCCAAATATGGGTGGAGCGGTAACTAACACTACTGCTGCCACATTTATTCCAGAAATCTGGAGTGACGAGATTCGCGCTGCGTATGAGAAGAACCTCATCCTCGCGAACCTAGTAAAGAAAATGAGCATGACAGGGAAGAAGGGTGACATCATCCATATTCCTGCTCCTATTCGCGGCGATGCTCACGTTAAAGCATCAGCAACGGCTGTTACTATTCAGAACAACACAGAGGGCGAAGTGCAAGTCGCGCTAGACAAGCACTACGAATATTCACGCATCATTGAAGATATTACTGAAGTGCAAGCTCTGTCTTCACTCCGTAACTTCTATACCTCTGATGCGGGTTATGCTCTGTCGCGTCAGGTTGATACAGACCTGATGGAGCTGGGTAAGTCTTTCGGTACTGGTAACGGTACTGCTTGGACTAACACTGCTGCTGCATTCTTCTGTGATGCCTCAACTGGCCTTACTGCTTATGCTGATGACACTGTTACTACTGCTGACGTTTTCACTGATGCGTGTTTCCGTGATCTGATCCAGAAGCAGGACGATGCTGACGTACCTATGGATAACCGTGCATTTGTTATCCCGCCTTCACTGCGTAACGCAATCATGGGTATTGACCGTTATGTATCTTCGGATTTTGTTGGCGGCGAGCCTGTGCAAAATGGCAAGATTGGTAACCTGTATGGTATTGATGTTTACATCTCTACTAACTGCCCTATCACTGAGACTGCTGCGCAGAACTCAGCAGGTGGACAGATTCGTGCAGCAATGCTCGTGCATACAGATACTATGATCTTGGCAGAGCAAGTTGGTGTTCGTTCACAGACTCAGTACAAGCAGGAGTTCCTCGGAACACTGTATACTGCTGATACTCTGTACGGTGTCAAGACTTACCGTCCTGACAGCGGCTTCATCATGGCTGTAAACGGCTAAAGGAGATGGGGGTGGGGAAATCTGCCCCCTTATCTTATGCGTAATAAAGACCCAAAATTAACCAAGCTCGGGGTAAGTGGGTATAATAAGCCCAAAAAGACCCCTAACCATCCCACTAAAAGCCATGTTGTATTGGCTAAAGTTGGTGATCAAATCAAGACTGTCCGATTTGGACAGCAGGGTGTGACGGGCGCAGGGAGTAATCCCAAGACTGCCAAAGACAAAGCGCGAAAGAAATCATACTACGCTAGGCATAACGCTCAAGACTCAAGCCCATCCAAACTATCAGCTCGCTATTGGTCACACAAGACCAAGTGGTAACTACAGGAATTTAACATGGCAACGATAGTAACCAAGAACAGCTCTACCGCTTCAGCCGTACCAACTACGAGTGACTTGGTTAAAGGCGAGCTTGCGGTCAATGTAACTGACAAGAGACTATTTACAGAGAATGCCTCTACACAGATTGTAGAGTTGGGTACTAATCCCTCTACCATTACAACCACTACTGCGACTGTATCAGGTACTCTAACAGCCAACGGCACGTTTGCATCTAGCAACGCAGTCGTCACAGGCGGCACAATCAACTCTACGCCCATTGGTGCTACAACCGCATCAACAGTACGAGGTAGCACAGTAACGGCCACCACGGGCTTTGTAGGCGGTCTGACGGGCAATGTAGTAGGTAACGTCACAGGTAACGTCACTGGTAATATCACAGGCGTTGTTACAGGTAATGTAACTGGCAACGTAACAGGTGATGTCACTGGTAATATAACCGCATCATCAGGCACTTCTACGTTCACTAACGTCACTATTAATGGTGGCTTAGACATGAATGCGGGAACATCCGCAACCATCACCAACCTCGCGTCTCCTACTAACACTAATGACGCAGCTACTAAAGGTTATGTAGATACAGCAGATGCCACCAAGTTAAACCTATCTGGCGGCACTATGTCAGGTGCTATTGCTATGGGTGCGGCTAAGATTACAGGTCTAGCCGATCCTACCGCAGCGCAAGACGCAGCAACTAAAATATATGTAGACAACTCTGTACAAGGATTGGACGCGAAGGCATCGTGTCGTGCAGGTACTACAGCCAACATCACTCTAAGTGGCGCACAAACCATAGACGGTGTGTCTGTTATAGCGGGTGATCGAGTCCTAGTTAAAGATCAAACTAGCGCAGCAGAGAATGGAATATACGTTGCAGCAGCTAGTGGATGGGCGCGTTCCGCAGACGCAAATACTTGGGACGAGCTAGTCAATGCTTATAGTTTTGTAGAAGACGGTACAGCTAACGCAAACAACGGCTTCGTAGCTTCTATAGTGGCAGGTGGTACGTTAGGTAGCACAGCAGTTACTTGGGTTCAGTTCTCAGGAGCGGGTCAGGTTATTGCGGGTGCAGGTATGACCAAATCAGGCAACACGCTTGATGTAGGTACTGCCGCTGCTTCGCGAATAGTAGTAAATGCAGATAACATAGACTTAGCAACAAGCGGTGTTACAGCAGCTACATACAGGTCAGTAACTACAGATGCTTATGGTCGTATCACAGGCGGTACTAATCCTACTACTGTTAGTGGTTACGGATTAACAGATGTCTTCACCAAAACAGAAATCAACACATCCCTCGCGACAAAGTTAAACCTGACAGGCGGTACAATGTCTGGCGCGATAGCGATGGGTACTAACAAGATCACAGGAGCAGGTGACCCTACTGCTGCTCAAGACGTAGCCACAAAAGCCTACACAGACTCGATACTAGGCAGTGCTACATCAGCAGCTACATCAGCCGCAGCAGCAGCTACATCAGCGTCTGCCGCTTCTAGCTCTGCTAGTGGCGCAGCTACTTCTGCTACAAACGCAGGTAACTCAGCTACAGCAGCAGCTAGTTCTGCCGCAGCAGCAGCAACTACTTATGACAACTTTGACGACCGTTACTTAGGTGATAAATCATCTGACCCTACTGTAGATAATGACGGAAACGCTTTACTAACAGGCGCTTTATACTTTAACACTACGTCAGATGCTATGAAGGTTTATAGTGGCTCTGCATGGGCAGCAGTAGCTCCTACAGCAACCTCTATAAACTTGGCTTCTCAGGTTACTGGAACGCTGCCTGTAGCTAATGGCGGTACAGGAGTTACATCAAAAACTGGAACAGGTGCGGTTGTGTTAGGCACAGCCCCAACAATTACCGGAATGACTCTCGCGGGGGCAGTGACAGGCGCAGATCAAACTGTTTCAGCAATTAACTTAAAAGACTACGGCGAAATTACAAACGCACTAGGAAACACTACAGGTGCTAAGACGATTGATCTAACAGCAGGTAACTCAGTCACAGCGACTACAACTGGTGCTACTACTTGGACGTTCTCTAATCCGACTGCGAGTGATGAGCTTTGCAGTTTTAGTCTTAAGTTAGTCAACGGCGGCTCGGCAGCACAAAACTGGCCTTCATCGGTTGATTGGCCTTCCGCTACTGCTCCTACACTCACCACATCTGGTACTGACGTTCTCGTCTTTATTACCTGTGACGGTGGCACTATTTGGTATGGCTTTGTTGCTGGACTCGCTCTAGCGTAGAGGATTTAAAATGCCAAGCAATAAGAAATTACTACAAGCAGCTGCGGGTAATGCAGGTGGTGACCCTCTGTATGCCGAGGATGTCTTCTCGACTTATTTGTATGAAGGCAATGGTTTTTATCCATCTGGTGGAGGACAAACTATTACCAACGGCATTGATCTTGATGGCGAAGGTGGGATGGTTTGGATAAAAGCAAGAAACACTGACAGTAGCCACGGCATTTATGATACTGAGCGTGGCATTAATAAAATGCTTGGTTCTAACTTAACAGCGCAAGAATACACAGATAATGCAATGGTTTCTGCTAATTCTGATGGTTTTACACTCGGAGCAGAATCAAGCGGATGGACAAGAATTAATTTCAACGGATACGACTACGCCTCATGGACATTCCGCAAGGCTGAGAAGTTCTTTGATGTTGTGACTTATACTGGGAATGGCGTTGCGGGAAGGACTGTGGCGCATAATCTTGGCAGCACTCCGGCGTGTATGATTGTTAAGCGTACAAACGCATCTCAAGGATGGGCTGTTTATCATGTTGGCATGGATGCTACTAATCCTGAAAACTGGATGATGCGGTTAAATGCAACAGATGCAAGATTTGATTTAACTCCGTCAAGATGGAATGACACTGCTCCTACTTCTACAGATTTTACTCTTAGTGATAATGATGAAGTAAACGGCAATGGCTCAACCTACGTTGCCTACCTATTCGCCTCAGACGCAGGAGGCTTTGGAGACGATGGCAGCGAGAATATTATTAAGTGTGGGAGTTATACAGTAGATGGCTCTGGCTACAGCCCAAATGTAGAGCTTGGATTTGAACCTCAATGGGTGTTAATGAAACCTGCTACTGTAAATGGTACTGCTTGGGTAATAATGGATACTATGCGCGGTTGGGTAAACAATGGAACTGCCGCTGACGATGCTAATTTAAGACCAAATGCTGCTGATGCTGAAGCCGTAAACGACATTGGTTGGCCGTACTCTACTGGTTTTTATGCGGGTTATCGTGGTAATCCCGGAGCAGAATGGATCTACATAGCCATCCGCAGACCAATGAAGACTCCTGAGTCTGGGACTGAGGTTTTTGGTATGGCTACCGCTACTAATACTGACCCTCTATTTGTAACTGGCCTTGTTACCGATTTGGGATTTTACAAATATCTTGTGAATACTGGGGGAGTAAGTTTTGGAACTCGCCTTCTTCAAGGAACGCAGCTGGATACTGCCACCACTGCCGCAGAGGGAACTCAAACAGCCCAAAAATTTGATTATCAAAACGGCTTTAGAGATGAACCATCGCCTTTTGCAAGCACTCAGTTCATAGGCTACGGCTTAAAACGTGCCACAGGCTTCATGGATGTGGTTGCTTATACTGGTACTGGTACAAACCCGACAAACTTTAGCCACAATCTTAATGTTGTTCCTGAATTAATGATTTTTAAGAAAAGGTCTGCTTCGGATAGATGGGAAATTTATTCAGCAGCATTAGGAAACTCAAAAAGAATTGACTTAAATACAAATGGTGCTGCGACTACAAATACCTCAATTTGGGGTGGTACGCCTACTGCTACACAGTTTTCTCTAACAGACAACCCAAATGTTAATCAAACTGGTCAAACCTACATATCTTACCTCTTCGCCACAGTAGCAGGAGTAAGCAAAGTAGGATCTGTCGTTCATTCTAGCACGACAAATGTTGATTGCGGGTTTAGCGCAGGTGCTAGATTCGTAATAGTTAAGCGTACAGATGCTTCTGGAAACTGGTATGTTTGGGACACTACTCAAGGTATTGTTGCTGGAGATTCTCCATTCTGGCAGCTAAACGGAGGCACTGCTCAAGTCACTAACACAGACTACATCGACCCGCTGTCTAGCGGCTTTACATTAACGTCTAGCTTTACAGCAGGCACTTACATATTTTTAGCAATAGCATAGGTGACATTATGGAATATCGTATTCAATCAACTGGCGAGCTGAAAACTCAAGGCGAAGTCAGAAGAATGCACAGCAACACATCACTGCCACGAGTGTGGGACGCAGACACTTGCGCGTTCTTAGGCATAGATCCTGTACTCGCAGCTCCTAAGCCCGAAGTAACAGGCTACACACAGGCCATCCGTAACGGTGCTACACAGGACGCTAACGGCAATTGGGTCACTGCGTGGTCAGTAGTAGATATGTTTGCCGACACCACAGAAGATGGCGTTACTACTACTAAGGCAGAGCATGAGGCGGCTTATCAGGCAAGGCTCGATGCTGATGCTGCGGCAAGTGTCCGAACTACTAGAGATGCTAAACTAGCCGAGACGGATTGGACAGGAATGTCTGACGTAACTATGGCGGCTGAAATGGCTGCTTATCGTCAAGCTCTTCGCGATATTACTGCGCAAGAGGAATTTCCCTCTACAGTTAATTGGCCTGTCAAACCAGAATGAGTCTAATAGACTACGCTAAAACAGAACGCCAACGCGAAGCGATTAAAGCGTGGGAAGACTGCGGGGAAGTGGTTGCCAAAGCGGCGGGTGTCTTGGGTGTTTCTCCGTCTACAGTACGCGACCACATTGGTGCGGTTAAAAACTACGCCGCCAGTGCGGGTTACTCAAGCAATTGGGATGCGCGAAGA